AAGTACGGTAAAGTTACTATTGATTTAAAAGATGGTAAAATAGAAAAGCAAGATGAAACAGCCTAGTATAGTTAGAAAAATAAGCGTAGGCTCTGATTATAAAGATAATGCAATGCATTATGCTGTAGGTCAAAAAGTTTGGGGTGATCATACTATTTCTAATATTAAACACAATTATGAAGACGATTCTTATGATATATTTATAACTAAGAATAACGAAGTCTTACCTTGGAAAAAGTTTAATAGAAATATGGCTATATCTGTAGAATATGATTTAAACTACGGTGAATAGTTTATACGACTTTATTGTTAAACCTTTCAATGAAAGATACGACAATGAAATAAAAATAGGAGATAAATCTCTTATTGTAAATACCACTATAGAAAACCACAGATTTGTGAGTAAGAGAGCAGTCGTAGTATCTGTGCCGACTGCTTACTCTTCTCCTGTAAGTGTTGGTGACGAAGTATATGTACATCATAATATATTTAGAAGATGGTACAATATGAAAGGTGAAGAGAAAAATAGTGCTAGGTATTTTAAAGATGATCTTTACTTCTGCGGGCCTGATCAGTTATATATGTATAACAACAAGTCTCACTTAGATTACTGCTTTATAAAACCTATTAATAACAAAAGTTATTTACATACTAGACTAGAGCAGCCATACGAGGGTATTGTTTATACTTGCCCAGATAACAAATATATAAAACCAAACGATTATATTATATTTAAACCTGATTCAGAGTTTGAATTTATAATAAATAAAGAGAAGTTTTATTGTATGCGTTTAAATAAAATTGTATTAAATTATGGATATTATAAAGACTAAGCAAAGAATAATTGACTCAGCTCAAAAAGCTGTTGAAGAGTTAATTAAAGTAGCTAAAGAACCTATAGTAGATACTGAAGATGATGTTACAGCTGATAGATTAAAAAATGCTGCAGCTACTAAAAAGCTAGCTATATTTGATGCTTTTGAAATATTAAATAGAATACAAGACGAAGAAAAAGCTATAGAAGAAATAAAGCAAGGTAAAGACAAACAAGTTAAAAGTTTTAAAGGCTTTGCAGAAGGTAGAAGCAAATGAGTTACAAACAAACGTTATGGAAAGAAGTAAAAGACGTTGTTAACTCTAAGATATTAGCTAAAAACAATAGGTTTAAAAAATGGGAATATGGTTATAATTCTCAATATGATTTTGTAGTAATAAGTAAAACAGGTAAAATTGGAACAATCATTGAAATACAAAATCTCCGCATCGCTTTACCAGCAACAGATGAATCGTATAAACGAAGCAAAAACAAAGCGGAACAGTACTGGCAAAAGTTTGAATATCCAAAAGAATTACAAAAAATAAAAACTAGGTTTGATTGGGAAGAAAAAGATACAGTATTTAAAGAAAAGTGGTATGACTACATTGATAAAGAGTTTGAAAAAAGAGATAAAGGATTCTGGTTCTATAATAAGGGTGTGGCTACTTACATTACTGGTACTCACTATATGTACTTGCAATGGTCAAAAATCGACGTTGGAGCACCAGACTTTAGAGAATCAAACAGACTCTTCTTTATATTCTGGGAAGCATGCAAAGCAGATAACAGATGCTACGGGATGTGCTACCTTAAAAACAGACGATCTGGATTCTCTTTTATGTCAAGCGCGGAACTTGTCAACCAAGCTACAATATCTTCCGATGCTAGATTCGGTATACTTTCCAAGTCTGGTTCAGATGCCAAAAAAATGTTTACAGATAAAGTTGTCCCAATATCCGTTAATTATCCGTTTTTCTTCAAACCAATTCAAGACGGTATGGATCGGCCAAAAACTGAGTTGGCATATAGGGTTCCGGCATCCAAACTTACTAGAAGAAAGCTGGAGACGAATGAACAACTTACAGAATTAGAAGGACTTGATACAACTATTGATTGGAAAAATACGGGTGATAACTCTTACGATGGTGAAAAGCTAAAGCTATTAGCTCATGATGAAAGTGGTAAATGGGAAAGACCTGACAATATATTAAACAACTGGAGAGTTACAAAAACTACATTGCGTCTAGGATCTAGAGTTGTAGGTAAATGTATGATGGGCTCAACATCAAATGCTTTAGATAAAGGTGGAGACAATTTTAAAAAACTTTACTACAATTCAGAAGTTACAAAAAGAAATAGAAACGGACAAACTGCTTCTGGACTCTATAGCTTGTTCATACCTATGGAGTGGAACTACGAGGGATTCATCGATACTTACGGACACCCTGTATTCGTTAGAGGACAAGATAATATCAAAGGAGCAGATGGTTATGAAATTACAACAGGAGTTATTGAACACTGGGAAAATGAAGTTGAAGGATTAAAAGGTGATAGTGATAGTTTAAATGAGTACTATAGGCAGTTTCCAAGAACTGAGCAACATGCTTTTAGAGATGAAACGAAAGATAGTCTTTTTAACTTAACTAAAATATACGAGCAAATAGATTATAATGAAGATTTAGATAATTCTAAGTTAGTTACAAAAGGAAGTTTTGCTTGGAAAGATGGAATACAAGATACTAAAGTTTATTTTTACCCAAATAAAGATGGTAGGTTTCTAGTCTCTTGGGTTCCTAATGTAGAAATGCAAAATAACATAATAATTAAAAATGGAATTAAATATCCAGGTAATAAAGACATTGGAGCATTTGGCTGTGATTCTTACGATATTAGCGGTACTGTTGATGGTCGCGGCAGTAAAGGAGCATTACATGGATTAACTAAATTTACTTTATTTGACGCACCACCAAATCATTTCTTTTTAGAGTATATATGTAGGCCACAAACTGCCGAGATGTTCTTTGAGGACGTTCTAATGGCACTTCATTTTTACGGGATGCCTATACTCGCAGAAAACAATAAACCTCGTCTATTGTATTATTTAAAAAGAAGAGGTTATAGAAATTTCAGCATTAATAGACCTGACAAGGTTTGGAATAAATTATCAACTACTGAAAAAGAAATTGGTGGAATACCTAATACAAGTGAAGATATTAAGCAGGCACATGCTGCTGCTATTGAAAGTTATATAGAAAACTATGTAGGATTAAGTGAAGATAATCAATATGGTAACTTATATTTTCAAAACACATTAGAAGACTGGGCTAAATTTAACATAAATAATAGAACAAAGCATGATGCTTCTATTAGCTCTGGTTTAGCTATAATGGCTGTTAATCAAAATAAATATAATCCAGTTGCTAAAAGAATAAAACAAAGTGTTAACTTAGGAATTAAAAGATACGACAATACAGGATATAATTCAAAAATAATATAAATGATAAATACTAATTATAATAGTTCTTTTCCAGATCAGGTAGTACCTGAAATAGAAAAAGCTACCCAAGAGTACGGGCTTGCAGTAGCGAGAGCTATAGAAAATGAGTGGTTCCGAAACGATAGAGGTGTTTATGATAGATTTAATACTAACTACAATAATTTTCATAGACTTAGATTATACGCTAGAGGCGAACAAAGTGTACAAAAGTACAAAGACGAATTATCTATAAATGGTGATTTATCATATTTAAACTTAGACTGGAAACCCGTACCAGTTATACCTAAGTTTGTTGATATATTAGTAAATGGAATAAGTCAAAGAAACTACGAGCTAACAGCTTATGCTCAAGATCCAACTTCATTGCAAGTAAGAACTAAATATGCTGAGAGTATAATAGAAGATATAAATGCTAAAAAATATATAGAAGCTGTAAAAGCTCAAACAGGTATGGACTTATCTAAAGGTCCTAAAGGCCCTAATGTTCCTACAGAAAAAGAAGACTTAGAAGCTCACATGATGTTTGACTACAAACAGTCTATAGAAGTTGCTCACGAAGAAGCTATAAATTATATACTAGATAAAAATAAATATGATTTAATTAGGAAGAGATTAAACTATGATTTAACTGTATTAGGTTTAGCTTGTACTAAAACTTGCTTTAATGAAAGTGAAGGAGTTACAGTTGACTATGTTGATCCTGCTAATTTAGTACACTCATATAGTGAAGATCCATATTTCCAAGATTTATATTATGTAGGTGAAGTAAAGTATTTAAGTATACCAGAACTTAAAAAACAATTTCCAGATTTAACAAACGAAGATATTAAAGATTTACAAAAGTATAGAGGTAGTTCTCAATATACTAGAAGCTATAATGGTAAATATGATGAGCACACTGTTCAAGTATTATATTTTGATTATAAAACTTACACTAATCAAGTTTTTAAAATAAAGAAAACAGATCAAGGTTTTGAAAAAGCTTTAGAAAAACAAGATACATTTTTAGAAGCACCTGACACTGACAACTTTAAAAAAGCTCATAGAGCTATAGAAGTTTTATATAGTGGTGCTAAAATACTAGGTAGAGATAAACTATTAAGCTGGGGTATGGCTAAGAATATGACTAGACCTGAAGCAGATGTAACTAAAGTTAATATGAATTATTCTTTAGTTGCGCCTCGCATGTATAAAGGTAGAGTTGAATCTATAGTTAGTAGAATAACTACATTTGCTGATATGATACAAATAACCCATTTAAAACTACAGCAAGTAATGTCTAGAGTAGTTCCTGAT